CAGCGAAGGCTCTTAGGAAGTCGGTAGGAGTACCTAAATCATCAGTAGTTTCAAGAGTTTCAGCGAAGGCTCTTAGGAAGTCAGTAGTAGTATTTAAACTATCATTAGCAGCTAGAGATTCGGAGAAGGGCTTACTATTGTTTCGAATTAAGCTATCATTAGCAGCTAGGGATTCGGAGAAGGGCTTATTGCTATTTCGGGTTAGGCTGTCAATAGCGGCTAAAGTTTCGGAAAATGGTTTGCTGGTATTAAACTTTAAGCTACCAAGAGCACTCAGGGTCTCTAATAGATTTTTAGTGCTGTTAGTTTTTAAACTATCAGTAATAGCAAAGTTCTCTGTGAATGGATCCTTGATGGTATTCTTACCAAAGGACTCTGTTACTGCTAATCCTTCAAATATCTCCCTAAGATAAACTAGTCCATTGGCTACACTATCAACCATTGAGAAGGCCATAGGCAAGGACTTGCTAGGGGTATTATTTTCTACGTCTGATACATTAAGTAAGTACGCGGAGTCTAAATCCACCACCTCAATGGGAGGGGGGGCCACCCAAGTTCCCGTCTGGGTGGCCCAAGTAGCAGTTACAGCGTTTAACCAAGTTGGTGAATCAGAGGAAACTGTAGTTATTGTAACAGCCATGATGTGCCTCTATTAGCTCATAGTTAGGGTAAAAGTAGTAGTTAGGGTGTCATCAGCTTGCTTGTTAACAACAGGGAACACAACTCTATCTAACATTTTTCCTCCGGACACGGAATTAAAGATACCAGCTTCTGTGATAGCACCAGTACTTTCACCAGGCGCAAACGTATAGCTAAGAGTTACTACCTTTGTTCCTGCTGTATGACTATAAGTACCAACTCTTCTAGGGGAAAGTACAGCGCCTAGGTCAGTGTTGGCCACAGATGCGGCGACAGCGTTGGTTCCAACACCTATGTAGTTAGCTGCAGTTCCTCTTGTTGTGTTAAATACTGAATCAGCAATCAGGTCAAAGCCGGTGTTTACAATAATGTTATCTTTATGAGTGGTTTCTACTTCACCGTTTGCTTTTACAAGTGTCATAGTGAAAGAACCGTGCATTTTTACGTTTAAATTTTCCATTTTTTATGCTACCTTTAATAAGTTGTAACCAGAAGTGGTTTTGGGTATTGTTTTTGCGGACGTAACAGAATTGTTAGCCTGCATGTTTGTAATAAACAGTTTTCTTGTTGAGGAGCTCTGGGAGATTCCCACAGCTAGTAGTTCTCCAGGTACCACCTCATAAGGTACCTCTAGAGTATTATCCGGATTGGATAAATTGGAAGTTAACATGAATTTTTTTCGTGTATAGTCATAAGTTAGTTGTAAGTAATATACTCCTGCTGTGTTCTCTAATCTGAGCACTTCAAAAGATGCGTCACTAATATTTGTCCCCCAAGTCTCTGGGCGTACCCAAAATACTGTAGAGAAGATATCAGGAATATTCGCATTGTTGTACTCTAAAGTTTCTACACCTTGACGTATAAAGCCTGCGGAGTACCTACCCTGCGGCGGACTTGCATATGCAGGATATACTGTAGCGCCATTCTTACTAGGTGTATATGCAGAAGGAGATATGGGAGTTGTAATATCCGAACTAACTAGAGTGCTATGGAATCTCCAAGAATGCACTTCATTAGTTGGGGCATCTGCCTCGGTAGCTATCTCTATGCGGATATCGCCAATACTGTCTGTAAAATCTAGTAGCCAAGATCTGTCAGCTGTGACATCGTCCCAAGCAAAAGTAGAGGTATTCCATGAACCAGTATCTTGGGCGACTACTAACTTGTCGAAGGTGATTGTAGTCTGTGCATTATACGGTGCACCTAAGTCTACTTCAGTTATATACTCTCCACCAAGCTTACCGTACTCTGTCACTACCTTTTCGGCTTCTACTTCGGCGTTTACCATAATGCCTGGCCAATCATCCTCTTTTTCATCCTGTAGGAATACAGCATTCATATCCGTAGGTTGAGCAATTTCGGTAGTAGCAAATGACGCTATAGTTGACTTAATACCTAACGAACTAACCGCTTTGATAAGGAAAGTTCTAGTACCTTGCCCTCCATAAGGTATAGAGTAGTGAGTAGAATTTACTACAGCTATTAGGGAGGATTGTGCCCACTCAACACCTTCTCTTATTTCGTATCCTGCAAGGTACGGATCATTGGAAGGCCTCCAAGCAAGTTCTAGTCTACTGAGTGCTTGCACGCAGGAAAAACCAAATACTCGAGGTATAGGAGGAAAGACTACGTGTAGCGACTTAACGTTTTCTGAGTAATTGCCACTTGTGTCGATGGCTCTAATGTGATAACTATGTTGATATTCGCCCAACGTACTGTGGTCCTCTAGAGTAATAAGCGCTCTAGTGGCTGTTAGTACATCGACCACCACTCCATTGTCCCAAGAATCTCCATACCTTAGCTCATATCCATGCAGATCTAAGTCAGGTACTGGATCCCAGGTCAGTAGTACACCAGCCTTATTGGGTGCGAACGTGAAGTTCTCAACGTCTCTAGGTGGCGCCGTCTTGCCTAGCACTGAGTATACAGCAGATTCTACAAAAGGTGACCTACGATTAAAGGAGTTCTTAGTAGATACTTTGAAGGTGTACTTACCAGGAGCTGCGTTAAGTAACTCTGTGTAAGAAACTGAACACTCTCTATCTAGTACTGCCCAGTTGTTATTACCTAGCTTATACTCTACAGAGTAGTTTAAAGCGCCTGGTACATCTGCCCAGTCAAACTCTACTTTATTATGTACTGCGCCTCCCGCCCTATACAACGATTCAGTTATCGTCATTGAATCTGCGTTTACAGGAGTTGGGGCTAACGTTAGGTTAGAGGTTACTCTTGGTGTAAATGGGATGTCTTCTTCTATATAGCCATACTTACCTACCGAGTACTTTACAGCACTTACATCGTATACCCCAGTATCTGTATTCTCCGATATAGACAGCACTTTAAAAGTGGCCGGCTCTACTGTTGCAGGTATGTTAACTATCCACATACTGCCAGGGAGTGGTTCCGTTCCTGCCCCAAAACTAGTGCTTAGAGTTACTACGTTTCCAGTTACTCCAATTATGGTTCTTTTTTCAATAGTAGCTATGTGACGTTCTTTTACTGAAGGGATTTCCGTAGTATTATTTGGTAAGGTTTCTACTACTGGTGTATGTATTTCAACCAGTAGTTCCGACCCTACAGTATACGATAAGCTTTGATCTATTGTAACGGTATTACCGGACACAGAAACTATACGGCCACCTAGTCTACTAGCTACTTTGGTTCTGTCAGATATAGAAATTACTGAACCAGGTCTTAAAGACGCTCCAATGTTTCCTGCGCTAAATCCCAGTAGGTTGCCTTCGTAGTTTTCAGAAAACAGTAACCATTTTCCTAATCTTCTAGCCTGTCCTCTAGAGGTACAGCCTATAGCATTAAGTGAAGCTTCCTTATATCCATATTTACGTAATGCCGCTTCATCTTCTACATACTCTATTACTTTTTCGTAGCCAACCTCTGGATCTTGCCATGTAACTAGTGCTACACTCTTCCTAGCGGCTAATGCACTACCACTGTAAGAGAAGACGCCATCCACTACATTAGCATTTGTGAATAACATCTCAGGAGTATCTTCATGGTCATAAACGAAGGTTAGCTGACTTCCCGACCAATACGCCATACCTCTAAATATTTTAGCCATATCCCTGACTACATTAAGAGCTTCCTTTCTTGAGTTTATCAGGATGTTACAGGTATATCGAGGCTCTTCGCCACCAAAACCATCAGGGACTAAATCATCACAGTACTTAGCGATTTTAAATAGTTCCCATTTGTCTATCATATGAGGCTTTAAGTACTTACCCAGCCCGTACCTAGAGTTTGTTAATAGGTCATAGAAGCACCATGCTGGGTTATCTGACCAAGCTAGTACAGTGCTTCCATCCCAGTGCATCCCACCAGAAATATTGTATTCTCTAGTCTCTGGGTTGTAAAATGGTGGTGCCGGAACCAGAACCTGCATAAGTTTCAGGTCGTACGATCTAGTTGGCACACTGGAAAAGTACTCAGAGTTTATATTGAGCGCAACAAGAGCTGAGTTAGGGTAAGTTAGTTTATCATACGTTAGCGTAGTAACGGTTTTAAGTCTAAGAAGACTGCTTTGATTTATATCACCCTTAGTCTCTGCTGATTTTATGTCATCAGGGCTGAGTCTCTCGAGGAGTACATAAATAGGCTTACCTTGCCAATCACTCGGAATGTCAATAGTTACAGCTTTTTCATACGCAGACATCGTTTTGCCTACAATACTATCCTTAACTCGCGGTATGAAATCTATATTGTTTATGCTTAAAGATATACTGTAGTTTACATAGTGGCCGTATAGGTCACCAGATTCCTTGTCAGACTCATGCAAAGAGTCTACACTTACTATGACTTTAAAAGCATCAGCAACCTCAGTATTGTAGATAGTAGTAGTAGCTGGAGTATCATATGACGTTATCTTATTGACGATATTTGGTACTGCAATAGGAAAGTCATTTAGATGATCTTGGTCCTGAGTACCAGACCGCATTTCATAAGCGTAGTTGCTGAAGTTGTAGGTGCCGTCAGGCCTCTTGAGAGGGACGCCGTCTAAGTATATATCCTGCTCTCCTTCACCTGCACCATGGTAAAACCCTTCTATCGGGCCTTCGCAGAGTAAGTCTATTATGTTAGCGTAGGATTGAGACTTTAGGGTATTAGGGGACTCAGAACCACCGCCTCCGCCTTTACCACCACCACCTCTACCAATTATTGGTTTAGACATTTATTTACTCTCTATTATTAAGTTTCATCAGTTTCATCAACAGGTGGAACATGTAAAGTTCCCGCTACAGTACCTATGGTAGCTTTTAAGCCCTGATCTATATCTATAGCTGCGGAAATTACCGCACTACCGATCCTCATTCTTCCGTACCCTATAGGAATGGCAGCACCTTGTGCCGTAGTATTAACGGGGCCTATTATAGTGGAACTATTGGGGTCTACCTCTTCCGCTGGTCCTTCTTGCATTAAGGATGCAATACCTCCAGCAATAAGAGAGTAACCTATACCCATCGCCATATTAGCTCCGAAAGCGGCAAGTCCTGTTGTTGCTCCCCCTGCCAGTGTTACTAGGCCGAATCCTCCAGTAGCAATTATCATTGCCCCTATAAGTATCATAGCCATAGGGTCCTTACCTTCTCCGGCCCCTTCCAGTACTGGTACGATTTTAATTACTGAGTTATCACCTATAGGCGATAAACTGAGATTATCTGCAGATAGTTGCGAGTTATCTATAAATATCTTGTACTGTCTGTTATCTTTTTCCATCTCAGAGCTAAAGGTAGGAAAGTTCATACTCAGTGCTCGTATTACTTCTGGAAAGCTGGACACTAGCAATGTTACTTTATCGGTAAAACTATCTCTTAAGTGTCCATATAGTCTAATTTCTGCCATTGTGCCTCCAAATACTGTGTGTGCACTTCACCCAAAAACCTCCGTATAGGTCCACCCTAGATAATCTGTTATCTAGATGTTGCAATATTTGTCCGTCTCCTATATAGACGGCTGCATGGTTAGCTACTTTAGAGCCCATCTGCATCAATATTACATCGTGTTCTTTAATTTCTTGGACTCTATGAAAGCCCCATTGTTCCGCACTGTCCACATACAAATTCATACCTGGCTCATTCCACCAGTCTTCTGGTCTGTGTGGGTCTTTTAAAACTATGTCTAATTCTCGTTTATAGTAGTCTCGTACTACAGTAAAGCAGTCGAGAATACCGTAAACAAAAGGCCGCCCCTCTAATGGGAGGTCCGTGTAGTCTACTGGCTGTATAGTAGTGTATGTACCATCTAAGGTGTTTAATACTACCCAAGGTACACTGCCTCTGTTGCAAGAACTTACATCAAACTCGCTAGGCAGGCTATTATCTTTATGGGAGTGAACTACCGATAAAATTTTGCCTTTGTCCTCGGCTTTCACGTAATCCTGTGGGTCAAGTATAAACTCGTTCTCAGGGTCCATGGAGATGTTATTGCAAGGTACGTACTCAGCAGAAGTTCCTACTTGGACTACTAAACCACAGGACTCTTTAGGCGCTTCCGCCCTAGCGTGTAGTACTGCTGGGTTTATAAAACTCATCTAGATACTCCCGCTCCTGGGAACCCGCCGAAGGGTAAACTACCTGTAGGGAATCTTAACTTACAACTTGTAAGTCGCTTACCACAACTATCGTTCTCTCGGTGAGGGTCTGGTATATCTAAGGCGGTCGCTACTCCACCTTCTTCCCTATAGCCACATTCTGTACTCCTATACTCCCAAGAGCACAAGTTTTGTAGTACCTGTCTTCTCGGTAGTTGTACGCCTTCGATATCCCAAGCTGCTACTAGTTCGAATTCTACTTGAAGCTTAGTTTCCATCATCTTTCTATTTATTCTATACAAATCCGGAGGTAGTTCAGAAGTTTGGCTTGCATAAGGGTTTACCCCACCCTCAAAGTTTATAGGGTCTAAATACTTAGCAAAAGTTCTTCTGCGTGTAACCTGTGCACCCAACAAGTCGTCAAATAATTCTATATAAGTACTAATTATACTCATAACGTTGGCGACTACTAATCTAGGTCTAGGTAGTTGTCCACTAGGATTTGATTCGAAACCGTCCGCAAGTATCGGGAGGGGTTGATATTTATTACCTTGCCATACCACGGAAGAGTTTAGAGCATTAAGCCCACTATGAAAAAATATTATAGCCTCAGAACTTAGTACAGTAATAGCCACTTGGCCCGAGTATCCAGGGTTTGGTGTTAATGTTACTGTATCACTAAACTTCCGAGTTACTACGCCTCCGGTAACTGTAAGCGCACCGGATAGGAGTATAGTTCCTACAGAAGGAATTTGAATATCAATAGGAGTGTTTATAGGAGTATTAAACTGCGACCCAAAAGAAGGGCCAACATCAACGTATACGGTAGTGCTAATATCAGGAGACAGACCCAAGCTTCTAAAGTCAATCTCATAGAGCGTGACCATAGAAGTTGGTTCAAGAGAACTAAGTGTCTCTACTAAAGGAGGTATAGGATGCGCCATTAGACAAATACCTGCTCAAAAGTACAACTAAGTGACTTATGAAGTGGAGAGCCAATATTACTACTCCAATTCGCACAAACTACTGTGTACTCCACCGATTCATCCGGCGGAGTCCACAAGAAGTGTCGACTACCTTGCTTATCAATAAAAAACGCTTCAATGTCATTTATGACGTCGTATCGTCTATTATTGAAGGATAGCTCCCAAGTATACTTAGTATTATTTATACCATCTGGGGAACGTTGTGCGTAACCGTCCCCAAACTCTATAGCCCTAACTCTAGTATTAGCCTGTTTAGAATACCCAGAAGATGGTATAAACAGGTCTACTCCACCAGCGCCAATGTATTCAAAAACATCTGCCATCTTTAACCTCTATTTAGTAGACCACCAGGTCTAGATTGTTTCATTAGTTCTTGCTGCACAATAGAAGCAATTAACTTACCTGTACTAGCTGCGCCGGAGTTGTCACTAGTACTCGTGGTACTAGTCTTTCCAGAGCTTTCTACACTAACGCTAACGTTAACGTTGTTGGTAACGCCGTTTCCGCCACCTTCTGGTAGGCTCATAACTACAGGGATATTCTTACCATCTGGTAAAGGTACAAAAGCTTCTGCTCCTGCTTCCCCAAAAAGTACGCGAGTAGGTCTATCTACTACACCACCTCGCGCCATACCCATCATGCTACCTGAACCAGGACCATGACCACCAGCACCCATATCTGAAGCAGCAGAACCAACACTACCACTAGGGCCGCCCCAGCTGCCCATACCTATTTGGATTGCCTTCATGATATACATCTTAGCTATCATCTTAGCCATATCTGCCAAGATACTAGCAGTCATTCGTCCGAAGGATTCTGCAGTTAGGTCACCAGCAGCTATCAAGTCTACAAAGCTATCAGCAAACTTATTAGAACCTGCAATAAGTCCGTCAGCGAAAGTTTCTTCGATGGACTTAAGGTTCTTACCTATTTCCTGAGAAGCGTGCTTCCATGCCATTGAAACTGACGCAGGGTGATCTATCTGAGCTTGTCTAGAGTCAGCATTTACGCCTTCCTGTTTACTATACTCAGCAACTACACCGGCTGCACGTTCTTGTTTCAGTACTTGTAGCTGCGCTTGAGCATTGGCCAGAGCAATCCGAAGTGTGTCTTTGTCTGATTCAATAGTATCTGAGTTGGATATACCAGCTTCTAGAGCTGCAATTTGTGCTGTCACAGCTGCCTGTTGTACTAGTAAAGAGTTTTCTTCGGCAGTAAAGCCCGCAGCGATTTCTCGTCTTCTCAGTCTATCTTCTTCAAGAATACGCTGTTCAGAGTTGTTAGTTCCTTGAGTAGCCCAATACCTATCATGTGCATCTCTATCTTTAGCTACAGCGGCTAGAGCTGCTTGACTAGTCAGTTCCGTATCGCGTAGTGTTTTAGCAGTATTCGCATCGCGTGCTGCTTGCTGTTCAGCAAGTAGTTCTAAAATAGCAGCACTAGCAACCTTCTTCTCTTCTAAGTCTGCGTCTGTTGCGGCGTTAGGTGCAGTTACATTATCATGCCTGACTAGGTTAGTAGCAGAAACGACAGCTGCTTGCTGTGCGTTTGTTTGCGCTAACGTAGCATCCCTCATCTGTTGGTCTGTGACACCTTCTTTAGGGTCACCGTTTTTATCTAGAAGGGAGTTGTAGGCAAGATTTGCAGATCCTAGGTTGTCTGTGGCGGTCTTGTTAGCAAGTATTAAACCTTCTCTCTGTATAGCAAGGACGTCAAGAGCCGCTTCTTTATTTATCTTCGCTAATGCCTTAGCCTGCAATACTGTAGCTTTTCCACCCTGCCTGTATATAGCAGCTTCAATACGTTCCTTTCTAGCATTAGTACTAATAGCGCCTGGTAGTTTAGTAGCTTTAATAATGGCCGCTTGTAGTGACAACTCAGCAGTGGTTATCTTTAACTGATCATTATAATCAGTAATCCCTTTCAGTCTTATTCTCTCAGCCTCAGCTAACTCAGCAGCCTTTATTAGGTGATCTCTTAGTAATTTCAGGGATTCTTTCTCATAATCCTCTAATTTTCCAGCAAGAATTGTTTGTTCGTAAACGTCCTTGTAGTTCTGTACAAGAGCCTTATGTTGATTATGAAGAATTTCTTCTCTTTTATCACCCATACCATTTACTAGTAGTTCGTTCTCGGCTATAGCGTTCCGTTCAACCATCTGCTCTTTTAATAGTTGTAATTCGGCTTTTGCCTTGCCTATTTTAGAGGCTGCTAATAGAGCTTCATCTTCGGCATCTGGTTTAGCCTTATTATTGAAGGCTATTAGAACCTGATTATGGGCGTTAAGGGCTGCAGTGTGGGCTTTTGTATCAACTAGTAGTTTATTACCCAGGCCTTTAGTGACTAAAGGTGCAAGAGACTTGGCGTAATCCTCTATTGTATCAGAATGATCTTCAAGAGACTTAGCATGCTTAGCCCTAAGTTCCTCAAGTGTTATAAGGCCCTTAGCGTAATCATCGAGGTCTTTTTGAACCAGTAGGTTAGCAGATGGGGTAAGTCCCAAACGCCTTGTAACCTCTGCCAGTTGATTAGACTGTTGCAGCAAAGTTTTTACGTCTAGATCACTGCTTTTCATATTTTTGAAGCTGGATGACATATCGTCTACAGTGTCTCTCATTGCAAAAGCCGCAGCTTCAGTAGTGCTTAGTGCTCTAGGGAAAATAGTTTTAAAGAAGTCAGTAACGTCTTTACCAGGCAACTGAGAAAAAGCAGTTGTACTATCTGAGTACTTCTTGGTTATATCCGCGTACTCTTGGTACGTGTTCTTAATAACTTCAACTAGTGCTGTAATTTCTGCAGTGGTTACATCAGCCCCTTTTGTACCTACCTTTGTAAAGGTATCTGTAAGACCTGCAGTGGAGATCGCGTCTGTTACGGCCTTTTTAGCACCTTCCGACATTTTACCAAACGTTTCTATGAAGTTGTCTTTAGACGCTTTAGTTATATTAATTACCACATCGCCGTCAAACTCCTTCATTTTTTCCGCTAACTCATCCATAGTTTTAATACTACCAGCGGTGAGTCCAGAAAGTTTATCTTCGTAGAACTTCAAAGCACTGCCTTTGACCTTGTCTGCGCCACCATCATTTAGAAAGTCTTCCTGAAGCTCTCGTAACTTGTCGTTTATTCGTACGTCAGGGTTATCTCCCGGAATGATTGAGTAATCTACTTGTATAGTAGCTGAAAAGTTTTCCCAAGATGCTGAAATTGCGTCAGCGAATGACTTAGTAGCATTGGCTAGGAACTTAAATCTTTTTATGGAATCGGATACTGTTTTAGTCTCGATTGAGCTAAGTACTGTAAGGTGATTACCATATTTCTCTATAGACTCTGCAAGCTCCCCGTACCCGTCTTTAAGCTTATCTAGTGCAGCTTCTTGAGCCTTAGTTTCGTCGGACTTGAACCATTCTATAACAGCTAGTGCTGCTTGAATGCCCATAAGGCCCCACATTATAGGACCTAACGCAGAGAGTAGAAAACCCATGGAAGTACCAGCAAGTACTGCGGAGCCTCCTAGAACTCCTAAACCTTTAGAAGCTACGGTAACAATGG